ATGGTAGAAATGGTAGGGATGGTAGAAATGGTAGGGATGGTAGAAATGGTAGGGATGGTAGAAATGGTAGGGATGGTAGAAATGGTAGGGATGGTAGAAATGGTAGGGATGATCTGGGAGAATTCCTGGAGAGCTTCGACTTCGACAGATTGCATGATGATACTCTTTTCTTTTCATGCATGAATAGAATCTATTAAATTATTCTGCTTTTGAACTTATGGTCCAGCACGCGTTTGGCTAATACTAAATTATCTTGTTTCTAGTGAATAAAAAATGACATGATGATAAAAGTACCGCATGCATTCATCAACTACGAGGGTAAACTTTTCGGATACAGTAACTTCAGTGCCGGCGCCTAAAACACCGCCAGTGTCGTTGGTGAACAGTGTGACGGGTCAAACGGCCAACATCTTAAAACCACAGCCAAACAATAAAAAATGGAACACGTTTCTGGTGTCGGCAGCAACTATTATGGTGGCGGCGTGTCTAATCTATATTATAATGAGGATTATTAAAATATCGAGAAACATGACAAGCGTAGAGTATTTCATGGACAAGGAAAAAGAAGGCGGCCCGTTGTGTGATGCACACAGCCGCCCGGATGCAGCGGGCACTTGTGCAGAACCCGTTTGTAGCAGCACGCCTTGGCCAAATCATCTGATTCACTCACAATCGCTTCGTGATCGCGCTGACCCTCCAAAAACACGCAACACCACCGGTGATGAAAGGAACAGCGCGCGTGTTCCGAATGTTATGCACGAGATTCATATCGTGCGCAATGTTCCCACTTTTCCGCGCGCGGGTGATGTTGGTGGCGCGCGTAGCAACAGTGTTGCACCGCGCGTCAACTCTGTTATTGATCCGGGTGTGCATGCCAACGTTACTGAGCGAAGTAGTGTTGTCGACTGCATAATTGAATCTACGGGACAGTGTGATATTGTTGCACAAAGTGTAGCGCCAGCACAGAGCGTATCTCCGGTACAACGTGTAGCAGATAGTGTATCTCCAGTAGCGCCGGTACAACGTGTACCAGATAGTGAATCTCCAGTAGCGCCGGTACAACGTGTAGTAGATAGTGTTGTAACTCCAGTATCGCCGACACAAAGTGTTTCTCCAGTATCTCCGTCCGCCAGTGTAACGCAGACACAAAGTGTATCTCCGGCAGAAAGTGCAGCCTTGGATATGTCGGAGATATCGGAATCACTAATGCAGTCTTTGGAGATTTTTGATTCGATTCACATCGAGAATCCGGCAGAGATGATTTTGCTGGGAGATGTGTTGATACTTAATGAGATGTTTGTACCGAAGCCCCGAACAACATCCATTGAAATCGAAGAAATTGAAGAAGAGGAGAAGGACATGAAGGAGAAAGATGAACAAGTGGAAGGGCGACCACACTCACCTTCGCGGGAGAGCAAATCCATAGAAGACATGGTTGTAAACGGCATGCAACCGCTTACATGTTTATTAAAAAAAATGGATGACGCAATGCAAAAAGAAAACAACACCGAAGACACGAGCAGCCAGAGTAGTGAGGATAGTCCTCGACCCGTACGTAGAACGATACGAACAAATCCAAACAGGGCAAACACCCGAAAAGCTGCTGCAGAGCCGGACCAAAAAAACGCTGATGTCGCGCCAGTTCGTCGACGGGGACGACCAGCCAAAAGCCAACAGCCAGCGCCCAACACGTTAGTTTTATCATAATGTATTACGCATCGACCGGTGACGTAATAAATTCCTCTTGCATGTAGCCTGGTCAGAAAAAAATAAACTCGTTATATACCGGATACATTGCTTCATCGCCAATGCTTATTGCGGGCTGTCCTAGTTCATACTTGCTTGCGTCGTGTTCTTTTTTGTTCTTCACGGCGTGCTTGTCATCCACCTCTTCATCTCCTGTGGGTGCGTGCAGTGCCACCGCATCATCGCCTATGGGCGTGTGCATAGTCACGAGCGTGTGCACAGTCACCGCATCATCGCCTGTGGGCGTGTCTATAGTCACCGCATCATCGCCGCATGGTGGTTGTTTATTGTGTGTCGTTAACGTTGTGTTTGTGTGTTGCATCATTTCTGTAAAGTTGTGTGCAAACATCCGCTGTTGTTCGTGAAGCTCTTTTTCGGCCATTAGTATTGCAAGCCGTAGTTGCTCCTCTCGGTCTTGTTGTTCCTGTAGTTGGCGCACGTGCCACGCGTTTAAATCATGGACATAAGTGGACAGTTCGACACACTGACGCTGGACGCACGACTCTCTGATTTGTATTTCCTGGAGCTGCGTCTGGACGAGCTCGCGATCAACCTGTTTCTGTGTCGTTGTACTTTGCAGCATGTCATGCACTTCCTTAGTGTATTCCTCAGTGTACTGCTGTTGAAGGCGTTTCTCGAATTCGATCTGTTCTTCGGTAGCCTTTGCCGCAACAGTGCGCGCGAACTTTTGTTTCCACGCGTCCGCGCGCGCGGCGTCGTTCACCGCCTCCGGTCTCTTCACCGCCTCCGGTCTCTTCACCGCCTCCGGTCTCTTCACCGCCGCCAGCCTTTTTGTAGCGCCGCCATGCACGGGTCTATGCGGTGCATGGCTGACCGTTGATAGTATCACTGTTCGGCCCGCCACTTCTGCAACCGCAAACGCGTCAATAAGGCACGGATGGGAGCACGCGGAGCAGTAACACGGCATCCCCACGAGCAAGCGTGTCTGGCTCCACTTCTCCGCACACTTCTTATGCGCCATGTGTGCACATTTGAGAATGGCGACGACATCTTTGTGCCTGTACGGTTTTTCGCACAACAAACACGATGCACGTGCACTGCCATGCAAGGGACGAAGCGGACGGAGGGGCGGTGCGGCCTTTCGCGTCATGGACCGGGGATGCACAATGGTTCGATGAGCTGCGGGGCGCGGAGCGGCGAAGGCAAAGTGGCCGATACAATAACCCGCAACAGTCGCGGCGCCAGCTGCAATCACAACCGCCATCTGTTCTGTATATAATGTATAAACTCAATTATTTCTTTATTGTATTCTCCTATCGACCATACGCATGGCGCGCCTATCCACATGCTAGGCCACATGCTAGGCCACATGCTAGGTACACCACTACTAGACACTACCACTAGAGCACTGTTTTACTAATGCTCAGAAAACCACCAATTAAGCGCACCCACATAAATATTAAGATGTCGTCACCGCACGTTGTGCTGGGTAGCAGGTGTTTAAGGAACAAAACGGTGCCGACCACGGTCCACGTAACGACTACAAAGATCTGAACCGGTCGTAATATTAACTTTAAAATGTCTTTGACAGGACTGGCGATAATGGCGCCCAGCGCGACGAGCATGACCAGTTGGAACGAGGCGTCCACCAACAGCCACGTCGTCAGCGTGATGAAGTACGAGTTGTGCTGGCAAGATATGGAATGCAGCCCGAAGTAAAACTCGACCACTATAAGCGGCAACATGAAAACAGCCAGAAAAGCGAACGAACACAACCACGCCCCCCACGACATCTGCTGCTCCCCGTCCGTCGCGTCGTTTGCCCCCACAACATTCACTGCGAACATGTCGTGTTGTTTTTGTACAAAATGAAAACGTACACCCAGGCGACGCACAGGACAATAAAATTATATTTTTGACTTTAGCCGAGACAAACTCTACTTTTGCTGTTGTTCCACATGAGCCATCCTCACATCAATGACTCACGGCATGGTTTGGACTAACGTCTGTCTTTTCTGATTTTAACATTTGTTTGTTGTGTCTCTTGAAATGGTGGCCCATCACAAACTGGAAGGCGAACTTGTCCATGGTGATGTTGTCGTGAAATGTCTCGCACATGTAGAACGGCGCGGTTTCATCTTTTTCGCGCCACTGTTTCCGCATCTGGTCCAGGCATTTACGAACCTCGCTTACCGACATACCGTCAATCGCAGAGGTCACAGTGCGCTTCGTGCTTTTCCGCGTCTCCTCCATCGTTCCCATTTCGCTATGCTTCTCCGACATGGATGAGTGAGTGTTTACACACGGTTGTCGTTATGGTTGTTTTGGTGGGTCACACAAACACACACACACAAACACCACGCTCTTTTTGTCTGAACGTCAACAAAAAAAAACAACAAAATACAATGCAATAAGGTGGCGCGAACGGTGCCTAGAGCAGGTACGGGTTGTAGATGGGAACAAGCGGCATGTCTTGGACGGCCCGTTTTTTCACCTGGTACAAATCTTGGTACAGCGGCAGATCCGGTCCGTTGGGACACGTGGAGCCGCCAGCGAACTGGTACGGCCACTTGCCGGTGTTGTACTCGTAAGACTCGGCGGTGCAGCACGGCGGGCCCTCGTCGCGAACCATCATGCGTGTCTGGAATCTGTCGGTGGTGCACGGGGGGCACGACGTGCACAACCGATCGGGATTTTCGGCGCTCATGACCCCCCACGCCTTGTTGGCGCCGCACACCCACTCGCCGCCCGCATACTGGTCAAAGTAGGGCAGCTCGTTCAGCACGGACCACGACATGGGGTTCTCGTCCGTGAAACTCGTCGTTTGCATACTGAAAGACTGGTTCGAACTCATGTGTTTGATTTATTTGTATAGACACATTATAATTACAGCCGCTTGGCGCGGCTGACACTTGCTTGGCGCGTCGATCGTGGTGGCTACAAATACCACTGATAACTTCACCGCAAAAAAAATCTAGTCTATCATTAAATATACAAACCAACGCAAATTCTACCATCATGTCTTTTCTAAGCGGTGGCACTTCAGTTTTCTCAAGCCCGGTACCCCCGGCATTCACAGGCGGCGCAAAAAGGGGTTACGGCGGCAAAAGTAGCAAGGGCGGCAAGGGTGTCGGCAGGGGTGGCAAGGGCGCCAAGGGCGGCAAGCGCAAGCTACGCGGCGGCGGCGATTGTGATGCGGGAATCATTACCGTCACCATCATCTTCATTGTCATTTTGCTTATGATTATCATCGGAGCGGCGTGCTGGAACACCAATTACAACAACAACGGCGTGTCCGACGTTGTCGTCGACTTCATCAATTGCCCCAATGCGGCTCCAGTAACCCTTCCCGCCGTTGCTACTTCCCTTGCTCCTAAAAGTTTAATGCAGCGCATGGAGACTGCCAAGGCCGCCGTTGTTCAAGACCTACAGTCCGAAGACGAGGCGAGGCGGCTACTGGGCGGAAGTAATGACGCCATGCTCTTCATTTACATGGACGGATGCGGCTTCTGCCACAAGGCACTACCCGTGTTTCAAGAACTAGCCGCCAACTTCGGCAACGTCAAGCTTGCAAAACTAAACGCCAAAAATGCAGCCGGCTTGATTCAGGAGAACGAGCTCGACGGCTTCCCCACGTTTCTGACCAACTTTGGCCAACAACGGAAACACGTCGGCTTTAAGCCCAAGCCAAGCATGGAGCGCATCCTCCAAGGCGCAGCAAGGGGGGCTAACGCGCGCATTGTCGTGTCACCTGTGTCGCCTGTCGCACCGCCGGCGAACAACGCGGGGCGCGGTGGAGGCAGTGGAGGCAAGGGCGCGGTCGAAGTGACGGAACAGGAAGCACTCGCGGAGTTAGCCAACGACAAGAGTGTTCAAAAGACTATTTTATTCATCTACGCGGACTGGTGCGGCTTCTGCAAAAAAATGAAACCAGTGTACACCGAACTGGCGACGGACCCCAAGTACCACCAGTACAAGCTCATGATGATCAACGCCGACAAAGCGCCCAACATCGTAAAGAATAACCAAATCACCGGATACCCCAGTTTTCTGCGCAACTTCGGCCCCGACAAGAAAAAAGCAGGATACCAGAACAAATTACAATTCGCGCAATTGTTAGACCAGCACTAGCATCGCGGAGGTAAACTTTATTGTTTAAACTTTATTGTCTTCCTATAAATAAATACACACGATGGCCACTCCCTTCCCACAAGCCATGCTTAAGCAACTACGACAAACCGAAATTGGGGAGGCCGCCATTTTGGCGATCGGCATTTTTATGGTTATAGTTGGACGGCTCGGCGTGGAAATGTACAACCGTATCTTGACCATGAAAGGCGACGAAAATCAGCAGCTGCTCAACGGCAACTACGCCAAGAACGCCAATACATTGTTCAAAGTAACAACCGAATTGGGGCACTGGTTGATCGCGCTGCTCGTTGCAGCGTTAACTTTTAATATTGGCGCCAAAGCGTACAAAAAGCCCGTGAAGCATAGAAGCCACGGTGAAAAGGCGATGACAATCATACAGTTGCTGTCGTGCATCACTGCCACGGTGTTGGTGTTCGTCCAGACCGTCTACGGGACAACGCTGTACACCAAGGTGCTGAACTGGAGCCTGCCGGGCGATAAACCAGAGGCGAGCAAGAAGCAGAAGGATTACGCCAAACGGATTTACATATTCATGATCATCACGATGGTAATCACGCTCGCCATCTTTCTCTTTTACGGAATCAGTGAGCTGCACCCCATTTGGTTAGAACACGCAGCTGCTAAAAAAGCAACAACGGGGGGAACGCTAGAAACAGGAGTAAATAGTGGAGCAAAAGTAGGTTTTGGCGGCGGCTGGCGATCCTCCGGTATTTCGCCCATGCCTAGCGTGAGCGGCATAACCAGCTTAAGCGGTGGCATGTCCACCTTCTTCAACTACTAGTTACAGCGATCTACCACTCTAAACTTAAATAAATAAACTTAGAGGAACAATTGTTTACCGGACACCATCATCTCCACCGGATTGCACACCTCGCCGAACGGTGCGCGACACTGCACAGTGATGTGATTTATCGAGTTGCCGTACAGGTGCAGCAGCTTCCCCGGCTTGCGCATGTCCGCCGTCGACTTTAGCACGCACCGCAACTCCGCCCCCGATGCGACCACGGTCATGCTGTGGTTTATGCCGTGAATCTGCCGCTGCACGTCGGACGTGGGCATGATAATGCCGCTGAAACGATCGCCACCGCATTCACACTCGTACCACAACTCCATATTTGTCCCGTTCTCAATGTGGTATTTGTACATTCTCGACGTGACGTTTAAATAGTTGTTTAGAAATAAAATAGTTTCAGATAATAAAATATAATATAATGCTAACACCAGGTGAGAGGAAAACTATCATGTGGTCGGTGATTGCTTTTTTGGTGGCAGTGGTGATTACTTTAATCAGCATTGCGTCACAAACACACACGTGGCCGTTCAAGAAGAGCTGTAAAGACACATCATGCCCCCCTCCATGCGAAAAGTGTCCGGACGCACCCGACGCGGCTCCGTGCGCAGAGTGTCCAGACGTCTGTCCAGACGCGGACTTACAACAGGGACAAGTTTACATGTTGGGCGCGCAACAACTCGTCGAGGAATGCAAATGCAGCAATTTAAATTGTGTGGTGACATGCGAGGACGACAACAAAAACTGCGTCGCCAAGTGTGCCAAGTGTTTCACCAACCTTGATTGCAACCCAGCACTAAACGAAGTATGCACCGACGGTAACTGCGTAGTCAAACCTTGCACTGACAAGTGCCCCCCCGGCAACAACTGCGGACACTCCGCGTGTGGTAAATCGTGCCCGCCGGTTTGCAAACTTCGTGAGATGTGCGATACAGACGGCAGTTGCGTCCCTATTCCCGAATCAAAGGTATCCGAATGGTTTTCGAAGGAGCTGTTTGATCAGTTGACACCATATGCCGGTATTAGCTCCATCTACGCCGACGATGGCAAACCCTTCTACACGTACGAAGACTTCATGGATGCCATCTCCATAATGGACACGTACCCCAGACCGTACAAAGGATTCGCGAGTTCCGGAACGCTCGAACAAAATAAGAGAGAAATGGCGGCGTTTTTTGCAAATGCTGCTGAAGAGATTGGAACAGGCAGTCCGGCGCCCGCCAAATGCACGCCACCGCCGCCCATGCAGAGCAGACGCAACCGATACAATAGCAGCAGATACTATACTAGCAAAAGTGACGTCGACAGAACAAGTGGCTCGTTGGGTTCTTGCACCGCAACAACGGAGGGTGCTTTACCTGCGTTTAGTGGATCCAACGAGGAGGCGTGCGGTGCGAACCAGCTGCTGGTTAAAAACACCGATGCGGGCAAAACTAACATGGGGTGTAACAACTTTTGTTTGGCGAGTGTCTCATTCACCCCTAATCCTGCACGATCGCTAAATCCGTCGTCGAGCAAGACAAATCTGGTCGATGGCGGGTGCATCTTCAACAGTTTAGTAGCTAATGGAAAACCGGTGGATTCAGGCCAGAGCTCGTACGCATGCGTGTCTTCTTCAGGGAAACTGTGGACAGGCATGCCATCCGATGTTGCGTCGCTAATTACAAACCCAGACACAAAGGACTTATTTACGGTTAACACAGCTACAGCCCAGAGTTTAATGGCGTGTGCCGAGGACGACGGTGACTGCCGATGCTTACCAAACGACTTCGCGTGTCAGTACGTTGGCCGGGGACCCACCCAGCTTACAGGAAACATTAACTACACCGACTGCAGTTTGGTGCTCTACCAAGACCTACGCCTAGTGAAGTGGCCGAATCTGTTAACAACCACCGATAGAACAGCAACTACTCATGAAAACAACGCATACATGCAAAAGTGCATCATGGATGGACATACACTCAACGATTGTAACTCGTTGTTCGCATTTGCTGGAGGGCCGTTACCCGCAGTAATACTTAACACCACGCATTCCGCCAGAGTACTCGCGTGGCTCACAACGCTGTTCTTCTGGATGGATACAGCTAGAAGCGGTAAACAGTTGTCGTGTCACCAGGCCATGCTAAACGATGACCTCGGCTTCTCGTGTGCTGCCTTCATCATCAACGGCAACGGGTGCACTGAAGACCAGCCCAAACTACTGTACTACCCTATTATATGTGGCATACTTAAGGTTGAACCAGGTAAACTGTGTACAACAACTCCAAATTTCGACCCCACCGAATTATGTAAGAATCCGCCTCCTACCAAATGTGAGAGCAACGACGACTGCAACGCTGGCATTCCGTGCAACCTTACCACCGGCGTGTGCACCACACCAACATGCAAGGGAGTTTTTGAAAAAGCATACGAAACGGCTGATGGATCATGTGACACCGAATATCAAAAGTTTAGTATCGGCAAAGTGAAGTGCTGCTGCCCGTACACTACCTACGTTGATAATCCCAACCTGCCGACAACGTGCAGCACGACAAGACCGCCTCCCCCCAGCCATTGCACGTCGTCGAAGTACACCCCCACGTACTCAGACTGGTCGGACTGCTCCGTCACATGCGGCGGCGGCGTGCAAAACAAAACCGTGAGGTGCATGGACGCGGACTACAACGACGCGGAGCTTGGGTGCTGCAGCTTTACCCAGCCGGTGCAGCAAACGTGCAACCAGCAAGTGTGCGTGTGCAATCCAGCATGCACGGATGGCAACGTGTGCATTAACGCGAAGTGTCAGCCACCGCTGCAGTATAACTCATCCACCTTTTACAACAAAAGAGTGTTGCCGGGCGGATCCTACGAAAATGCAGACACGAGTAACCTGTGTCTGCACGGTGGAGACTTGATGTCGTGCAGCGGCCACGGTATCTGTGCAGGCAACGACAACGGCTACGGCACAGCATGGAAGCAAATTATTGGCGCAGACGGTAAATTATCGGTCGAAGGAGGAATAGGGTGTCAACAAACAGAGGAACCGGGGCGAACCCTTTGCAAAAATACCAAGGAGTGGTTCACCGACCCTACTGCAGCGTGCACGTGTTTCGACGGCTGGTCCGGGAATGCCTGTCAAATACCGCCGGGCGGCTCCGAAAACCAGTGGGGTTTTCCTACCGCTGCTAACCTTTCGCACTACAACGAAGCAATAGCGGCTCTAGACTCCGGTACGGCAACAACCTCTGATTACAGCATACTGGCGAATGCAGGTGGAATGTGTGCCCAGGGCGAGAAATTTCATTTGGACCAAAACATGCCGTACGAAATTGACCCTGAAACTGGTTTGGTAAAACTTGATGCGGCTGGAAAACCCATTCAAATTCAAGCCGCTTTTGCGGTGAACCCCATGATGTTTGGCGAGCGCGTCCACCGACCCGGCGAAAACTGGGCCAACCCCAACCCTGGTCTGGACAACCAGTCCGCTGGCAAAGCGTGTGGTAGCTGCTGGAAGCTAAGTAAACAGGGGGGCGACGGCTCCGTAAACACGCTAACCGGCGTGGTAGTCGATCGGTGCGGCGGCAACTGCTTGACGTACCCAACAATGAATTTTACGAATGGAAAATATCAATTCACAGATCCTCAAGGTAAGTTGGTTACTTACTTGCCAGCGGATGTGCCTGTCGAATTCACAAAAGTGGAAAACAGCGGAAGGGGGGTAGATTGGCGTGATATGATCGATAGATTTCAAGATGTAAACGGTGTATATTACGCGCCCTTTTTCAAGTACTTTAAAAATATTGACTGCTCCAACCTTATGTATGACAAGGGAGTACAGCCCGTACCGGGCTTTAAGTCGCCGACATATAACTTTGCTGCTGCTCGAGCAGCAAGCCCGATTGCTGATGCAAATTCCAAAGAGAGTGCGTATCGAAAAACATTTTTCAAGTGGAGGGGGGCCGACATTGTGGACTGGTGCTCGTCCAATGACCACCCGCACTTTGACATTTCGCTCGATGAGCATAAACTGTTATGTCCGGACACAAACAATGGCAACTGCGTGGCGGACACGTGGGAGACTATTCCATGCACCGCCATCGGCTTCAAAAATACAACCGAACCATCAGATATGGGTACGGGTTACTGGCCCAACGGCTGTGACAGAAACGCCTTTCTAAACTGCGGCTCCACTGATGCGATCCCCAATTGGGATGCGAAAAAAATACCACCCCCCGGCCAGTTTGGATACGTTCTTAAATCTCTTAACGAAGGCACGCCACAGGAGCAGTATCGCTGCTGTCCCGCATCGTATGATGGCGCGCAAAACAGTTACCCCACCGAAGAGCAATGTAAAAATGAGTGCGCACATAACAGCGTTAATTACAATACTGCAACAGACCCCGAGACTATAGCTGCTCTATGTAAAAACTATGGGGACCATAGTGACAAGTGTCTGTCCGATGCCCCGCCAGAACCCGTAAAGGGTTGGTATCTAAAAGCAAAAAGTAACGGCGCCGTTCAACAATACCGCTGCTGCCCCAATGCGCCTCCAGGTACCACTAATGTTTATGATACCGAAGATGACTGTAAAGCACAGTGTGCCCAGAATACTCCCAATTACACTACCGAAGGTGACTGTGGGACTTTCAGTGACCACAGTTATGCGTGTCTGCCTCCGCCTGGGCCACCTGGGCCACCTGGGCCACCTGAGGCCGCCAATTACAGTTTAAGAATTAACTATGCAGATAGCACTTTGCGGTGCTGCCCCGTGACAGACTCCTGGAAAATTGAAGGTTCGTACAGCGACGAACAAACATGTAAACAGGACTGCGCCAAAAACGACGCAAGCTACAGAGATGATGCAGTCTGTAATACTAGCATGGCATATACCGATTGTTTGTAATCGTTTTCGGCAGCGATAACATAGAGTTTATTAGCCATTAATAAATCTGTTTTTTTTTGTAGGCGTGCTTAAATAAAAAAGACAATTAAATACATTGGTGTCATGAAACTACCGTTTATTTACTTTTTACTACTTGTTGTCGGAATACTGCCGTTTTTACTACACTGGGTGTTCCACAGCAACAATCAGTCACCGCTGGCGTATAATGTAGTAGTACCGCTGCACCCGTTACGCCGCTCACCTACGGATCCCGAAACTATAGACATCATCACCTTGCACGAAAACTCAGATGACCCCGGACCCACACTACCACCAGACAGTACTCCCGACGAAGAGGAGGAGCAAGTGGACAGCAGTAGTTCCGTTGATCTGAACATGTTGTTGATGAAGTATCGCCCCGTCATCTATCTGAACACATCCGAAAAATACTTTCCCCTCACCATCCAAGAGTTTCTGGCCAGTTCGCAGCTTGTGCGGTGTAACAACAAGACGGTTCTAAAGGACTACGGCGACATCACACCGGAAAACATTGCGTCGTTCAACACCGAGTTCGCCGCGCCCGAAGATCTAATGGTCGAGATACGCGAGTCGGCGCACAATGGACACGACCCACTCACGCTGGCTCAAGTGCCCGTGTACGTCCACGTGTACGACCACCCCGCCACCAACTCGATCGTGGCACAATACGTGTTTCTGTACGCCTACAACGGGGCGCAGCGGATTGCCGGCATGGACTTTGGCGCACACAAGGGGGATGTGGAGCACGTGTCGGTGTTCATCGACAAGACCACGCACGCACTAACCCACATGTACTTTGCGGCGCACAACACGGGCAACGGCCGGTTAGTGCCTCGCGACCGCATCAAGTTTTACCACGGCGGGACGCACCCCGTGGTGTACTCGGCGCGGTGGTCGCACGCCAGTTATGAGAAAAGCGGGAAGTTTCCACAGGGACGCGCGCATACCGGGTCCGTCGTCGACAGTGTCAGTATGTACGACGACATGACGGATGACACGGGCGTGCACTGGCGCCCCAACACCGTGGTCGTGATCGATAATACCACAGGGTGGAACGTGTTTAAGGGTACTTTGGGTGGGGGCAGAGACAGGGGGCCTCGCGCGCCCTCACAGCAAAAGGGGTGGTACGGCAAGGGCTTGTAGGTGTAACCGGTAACATTAAGGTGCTAAAATAACAACAAATAACAACGAGTCCCATGGTGTTATTGCTTATATATGTTAACCAGCGTAGGTGGTCGGTTAACTGACTGAACTGCGGGCGGCGCGCACCGACTGAACGGTACACTCGCGCTCCGCGTTGAGAGCCCAGCGTTTCCACTCGTTCAACTGCGTAACCATCGTATCACCTTGCGCCTCCAATTGTTCAATGTGCGTCTCGAGACGCGTAACTCTAGCTTTTAGTTCAATATTTTCGTTGTGCACGCGGTCAAATAACTCCACCATCACCACAGCACCGCTCACACCGCTCACACCGCTCACCACAGCACCGCTCACCACAGCACCGCTCACCACAGCACCGCTCACCACAGCACAGCTGACGGGATGGTTAACGGGAGGAACATTCGCCATCATAAAATAAATTAAACGAAAAATCACTAATCTTTTGTTATCTTAATTTATTTTATTTAACTTTTTAATTAAACTAACCAAATACGCTAGTTGTACCCCGCGAAAAACGTGTCCATCGCCTCGGCGTAGTTGGGCTGGTTGTAGGTGACCGCGATGGTGTCTCGAAAGGGCGCGGCGCTCAGGGCCATGGACAGTTTCTGCCGCTGCGGCTGGTTGTTCGTGCACACGGCCTCGCTGGGGTAGTAACAGTTCAGCACCTGGTTGTCCGAGCACGGGCGGTCGGGCAGCGGCCGACCGGTCGATCTGTCCACGCCACCGCACACGCTGTTGAAGCACCGAACACACGTGCCGTCAGACAACATGCCGAACTTGACGCTGTCCGGCGAGCCGGCGCTGGCGCCCATGCCGCTGCGAGCCGGTGGAGCCGGCGCCAGCAACGCATTCATCGACAGCTTGCCCAGCCCGATTACCCCCGGTTGTTTCGCCGGCGCATTTTGATCCCAAAAGTTGGAACTCATTCGTGTTTCTTCATTACGACTTATTTTTTTTCTGTCTGTCAAGTAAACACAAAGTAAACCCTCCATGAGTTTCCACGCACGCAAACCATCCCAAGGCGATATTCATGTGCACCACCGACAGCGCCCCGCGGGCAGATCGGCCCGACTCATGACGGCGGAACAGGCCCGGCGACTCAATAGGCCCATGAGCGAGCAGCAGCAAATGGCGTTTAATGCGGCCATGGCCGACGTGGCCCGGCCGTCGGGCGGCTACTCGGGCTGCGGCTACGTCGACTACGACCAGGGCATCGTGTGCCAGAACGCCAACATGCCCAACTACCACCCCAACGCCGAGTCGTTCTTCTCCAACTGGGTGGCCAACGTCGACTACCCGTACGGCCCCGACTTCCCGCAGCCCAACGTCATGGCGGACGGCACGCTCGAGCAGATCATGGCGGGCGGCGGCGGCGGCATGAACCCGTGCATCGACGACTGCTCGTGCGCCAACGACCCGCAGTGCACGTGCCGCAACGCCGACCCCGCCATGCAGTGCGGCTGGCCCAGCGTCGGCAACGACTGCATGGAGCCCGTGCCCAACGGCAAGTACGCCTCGCTCGCCGCCTGCGAGTCGGCCAACTCGCTCGGCTACTACGACCCCTCCATGCAAGCCCGGCGGTGATTTATGATATGCCTAGCATCGATTTAAGCCTGCCGTCTACACTACTCGGAATTAAAAAACTAAAAAGTTCGTATACACACTTCATAATTTTCGTGACAACAGAATCACCAGATGAAGATGTTGATATTTGCTTGAAACACGTATAAGCTTCGGTGAAATGCGTCGTAATGGAGGTCATAGTTAACCTTTTTTCAGTTAAAGGCGTATAAACCTTATAAACAAGTGTGCCTGCGGCCACAATAGCTGCAGCAGCCCCCATCATGTCACTGTATGACATTTTGCCTCCTTGAAGTAGTTTAAGCAAAGGGTTCTTGTCGGCGTCCAAAGTGGTAAAGCTATTAATAAAAGACTTTAGAGAAGACTTGACAAAGGCGTACGTGTCGCCCGCCGCGTCGCCCGCCGCGTCGCCCATTCGCGAAACGATGCCGCGACTCTTTTTATCGTGCTCATCCATTTCCTGGATGGCGTTTCGACGTATCTCGGTGAGGTCGCGCTCAATACACTTGTTCTGCGCGTCCATTTCGCACTTGGTGAGCCCGTCGGCCGTAACGAGCGTGCTGCAAAAGGCGCGCCGGTCCTCCACCGAGTCCTCGGGAAACATGCTGTTGACACTGTCGCACGACACGTCGGCGCGGGAAATGCTCAGCAGCCGCGAGTTGATCATGGCGGCGTTCTGCACAATGTCGCGCAACAGCCCCAGTTTCACGCGCACCTCGCGGTCGTCCGGGATGGTGGTGACCTGTACCCTTTGTTGCTGGCGCAGCATTTTGCGCGGCATGCACTCATCGCCTTCGCTGTTGAACACGTTGGTGCCCAAGTCGTCGGGGCACAGCTCCTTCGCCGGGTCGCACGCCACCATGCCCACGGGGCAGTCGCGGCCCACGTACGCGCGGTCCGTCAACCCCGGGAACTGCGGCGGCGCCTCGCTCGTATCATCATCGTCGTTGCCGCCATTATTGTCGCCGCCATCATTGTCGCCGCTCCCCGACGCTTGTGTGGACGCATCTTCGTTGTCGCCACCCGCGTCGTCCGCGAACACGTTTTCGACCCCGCTGCTGTGTTGCGACGACGACTCTTGACGGGAGCGTCCGCCCTGGTTTCTCTTCTCCGCGGCGAGCATCGTCTCGAGCTCCGCGATCTTTAGTTTCATCATTTGCAGTCGTTGCTCGATATCGGAAGCTGCCATCCGCGTGGTGTCCCAACTTTTTACCTATATAAGTAACATAATAATTTTACGCTTTTTGCACCTTTTTAATAAACCAGCATTAATAGCCGTTCCGCACTCACACTCACTCGTCCACTCCATCATTTTTGTAAAACATAAAACATGTTTCCGTTTGGCTTACAGTGCGGCGACGAGCAAGCCGCGCCACCCAAGAACAAGAAAGCACGAGTGCAGGAGGCGCCCAGTCTCCGCCTCTCCACCATCCCCAGCATACCCGCAGGCGCCGCCAGAGTGGGTGCGACCTACGAGGTGCCCGTCGCCGCGTTGCCCGTGGGGTGGCAGCAGGCGGCATGGTTTCTGGCGCTGTCGCTCATGCCTCGCGCGAACCCCAGTTGCCCGCTGAAGCCGCAGCCGCTGCACACAGCCTTTGCGGAGAGCGACACGCTGCACCTGCCCCGCTTCTGGGGCCTCGCCAACTGTGGCGCCGCGGTGGAGGCTCGAGCCGCGGGCGACGACATGAGCGCCGACGTGTCCTTTGCGGCGACCCTGAACCAAGTGCAGGTCAAAGCTACCACCGCCGCCCTCAACTCCTTGCGCGGCGTGGGTGGCGCCATGCTGGTGCTGCCGTGCGGATTCGGCAAGACGGTGTGCGCGCTGTGGCTGGCGGTGCAGCTGCACGTGAAGACGCTGGTGATTGTGCACTCGGAGGCGCTGGCGGACCAGTGGCGCGAACGCATCACCACGTTCATGCCCGGTGCAGTGATCGGGCGCATCCAGCAGGATACCGTTGTCACCGAGGGCTGTGCCGTCGTGGTGTGCATGATCCAGTCGCTGGTCAAAAGGGTGTACGCCGCGGGGGTGCTGGCGTCGTTCGGGCTGGTCATCGTGGACGAGGCGCACCATGTTGCGGCGCCGCTGTTCTCCAAGGCGCTGGGGAAGTTACCGGCCAGACACGTGCTGGGGCTGTCTGCCACGCCGGACCGAGCTGACGGTCTGGGCTGTGCGCTCGAGTGGTTCATGGGGCCCGTGGCGTTCCGGGCGACGCGCGATGTGGAGCACGTGGACGTGCACATGCACACGTACGCCACGGGCGCGCAGAAAGAAGTGCTCAACCGCAAGGGAGACCCGATGTGTTCCACCATGATCACGAACCTGTCGGCGGACGGCGCGCGCACCGTTGAGATTAAGGAGCTCATCGGCGAGCAGATCGTGACGGGGCGCAACATCATGGTTTTGAGCGATCGGCTGTCCCACCTGGTCGCGTTGCACAAAATGCTGGTGGAGGATTACCCGGACGTGCTGATCATGCAAGTGGTGGGCGGCACCAAGGCGGCGGAGCGCGACCGCGGCTTTGAGCTGGCGCGTGTTATCTTGAGCACGTACCACTACGCGTCCGAGGGCATCGACATCCCCCGGCTGGACACGCTGGTGTTGGCGACGCCGCGCGGCACCATCGAGCAGAGCGTCGGCCGCATCCTCCGCCCCTTTGCCAACAAGCAGTCGCCGCTAGTAATCGACGTCAAAGACCCGTTCTCCATGTTCGAGGGCATGTCGTGGAAACGGCACCGCTACTACACGTCCCAGAAGTACACCATTGTGTTTAAGTAATATTGTTGTGTTTAAGTAATATTGAGCTAATATACTTACTTGTAATATAAAATACATGACTCCACTAACCACTAATAACACACATGCCACCACCGGGTTTCGAGGCGACAGCGGGCTGTGACGTCGGCCCTGCTGCTGTCCGCTGGCGTTTGGTCGGAGGAGGGGACAATACGTTTTGTTGGCGTTTGAGCGCGGGTACGGCTGGCACAATTGGCGCGATGGGCACAATGGGCGCACTGGGCATGACCGTAAAACTCTTTAATTCGAAAATCATCTGGGCGATGTTGTACGGCTGCGCCAGTATTTTAGCGGAATACATATACTTTGCTAAAAAGTCTCGCGATTTATCGTTAAAGTTCAATGCTGCAGGTACGGACCCTGGTTCAAAGAGTACACTAAAGTTGTTCCAACATAGATTGTTCAGGGCAAGCCACCCGTACACGTCATAATTGCGTAGCAGTAGCATAGCGTAGCCATCCCAGTTAAATGTATACGTGCTCTCGTCGTAGAACGCAATTAAGATCTCGCGCAGCTGATCCGTCGGGTTTACGATTACTCTCGCGTAATTTTCGCCTAACTTTTCGGCGACACGATGTAATCGGTTGGGCATGTCTACACGCGTCTGATTCACCAACAATTTAGCAGTGAGCGCATCTAAAACTTGCGCGCCCGACGATCTTGCAGCGGCCGCGTTGGATATCACGTCGTGCGCGTAGGAACAGAGGAGCGAGTAGGCGGCGGGTTGTTGCACCAGAGTCTGGAAATGGGGCCAAGTATATACTACACTTGCCCAATCACGGGGTTCAACCGCTCGATCCCAGTCGATCAACCGAACGTGTGTGCCGTCGTAAACGATATTATCCTGCTTAATGTCGTAGTGAACGACGCCCTGATTGTTCAGGGGGACGATGCCGTTGGTTAAAAGGTCTGTCATCGACTCGTTAAATTCGGGGAAAGACCAGCGACGGGTCGGCGGCGCAGCAGAAAACGTATCAATGGCGGTGGAAAACGTGACACCACCGTCGAGGATCTGCATCGCCTGTAGTTTATCCAGTTCGGCTTGCGTTTGCACTGCTGCTGAAGTCATTCCGTTCAAGGGACGGGTACAGTACTTTTCGAATTCAACAAGGTCGTCGGTCTCCAGCGGCGCGGGCGTGCACGGCTCGCCAGGCACAATAAAGTATTTGTCAGCGTTGCGGATGTACACAAGTGCCGGTCGAAGGACGTGCACGACAAAGTCAGACTCCGATTCGGAGTTGTCTGCCATACCCAACTTCGTTACATGGTTAGCAGGACGCACTGTGTTGTTTTGACACCTTAACGCTGGTCGAAATGTACATCCTACCGAACCACTGGCGAACGCTTTGCCGCCTCTCAACGTGCGCGACGTCCTCGTCCGTTGAGGCGTTCTTTTCGTGGTACGACCCGGTCTGTGTGAAGGCGTGCGGTGTTGTCGTTTGGAGCGAGGCGTGGTATTTTTGCAGCGTCGCGAGCGTCGCAAGGTGCTGTGTTTTTGCCGTGGCGTGCAGTGTTGTCGTTTGCTGCATGGTGTGTTTTTTTTTAAGCGCGTCCGTGACGTTGTTGTTGTTACAGTGGATGATGCACGTCGCATTTCCCTCGTTTTATGAATATACAAATAAAAAAAGTGAAGCTGTTTTAATACAATTTGTATTTATAATTACTACACCAGCGCAAACGGGCGAACCCCCACTGTCCCGAGTGCCGCACCGCCATTGTGGCTTCACCGTCCGCTCGACCCGTTTCCGGCAAGCACACGTCTCGAACCGGCAAGTAGAGCAAACGCAAAAAAAGGTATTAAAAGAGGCGATACATAAAATACGATTATACTATCAAACTTCAATACAATTAACTTCAGTTGATGGTACATCATCATGAATCCAGTCCGCGTAGGCTAACGTTAAATCATCCTCGGTACAGTACGCGTCGGCTGACGTTACATCTTCCACCGAAGGACTCATGGGTGGTAGAACAATCGAACAGGCGATCAGCGTATTCGTACTCCACATTGTACTTGATTCTGTAGATGTAGTTGTAGATAGAGTCGTTCGATGTGCCGGTACAACTGTATGTGCGGGTGTAGTAGTCTTGGCACGCTTCGGATACTTGGACGTGTTCTTCCAGTTGCTTGCGTTTAGTCCTTGAGGAACATAGGAAAGGCCACGAACAATAGTGACGTTGCCATGCCACGTCAGATGAATCATGAGAAAATAAAGTAATGATATTTTTTATTACATACACTTGCACATGGACAATTTTTTTAAAATCATATAATAAACAAAAATGAAAACGCCTCGACGCAAACAAACCTCGCGACGCAAACAAACGCCCCGACGCAAACAAACGCCTCGACGCAAACCAACCTCGCGACGACGCAAACAAACCTCACGACGCAAACAAACGCCTCGACGTTTACGCGGCGGTATGAACACACCAACTAAAGCAGTACTTGGTGTCGGTACAGTTGCTTTAGCTACATATGCTGCAAATAAGTATTATGAACCTACCGAAGCAGAAAAAACAGCAGAAAAAAGCAAGAAAAATGAAGCAAAGCGGCAACAGTGTCAAACAAGAGTGCAAACACATTTAGGTTCAGTGGCTGAACTTGAGCATCCTAAAAAAGTGATACTGGTTTTAGACAGTAAACCAAATAATGATAGTATAGATGTTATAAATCAATTAGAACCACATACATTTACACAAAATTTGAGCGCCAGCACTGAAGAATGTCTACAATACGAAACCGATAGCACTATTTACATTGACTTACTTACCGGCAGTAATAGTTTTGATAATTTGTTAAAAGTAGCTTCAATTATTAAAGCCCATGGAGGATTAAACTTAATTCTTTTAGTTTTTGAAGACGAATTTAGACCTATTGTGAACAGTTTGAGTTTTAAACTTGTTCAAAAGGTATTTGCCCGTATTCCGGTCGTTGTTGTTCGCACAAATGTTAGGTTAGAAAATATTCCGAACGTAACTAACTTTAGACCATTAGGTATCAACTTTAAAGCCGAAACGCGAGGCAGCTATAAGCAAAATGATCGAATTACGCTACTTAATGTCAAAGAACTAAAGAACTTGGTTGACCAGCATGGACAAGAAAAGACGGATCCTATTGAAGAAGACAATATAGTTAATTTTGCAACTGAATACATGAATTGTAAGTAACATCATAACAAGCCGAAATTAATTCTATGGTTAAACATAAAGTCCTTTTGTGCAATAATGGAGAATGTGGTTGCCATCTCGCAAACAACGGCCAGCGACCTCTACCCCGAACAGGGGCTCAACACCCAGCCGCTCCACGGCGCAAACTACAACATCTACACACAGTGCAGTGCGTGCAACCTAATACCGACGCCGCACTGGGCGTACGGCGTGTGCAGCACCGAGACGCTGCGCAAGTCCGCCAAAACCAACTTTTTCAACGGGCGATCCGTCGGCGACTTTCGCATGACGGGCTCCGACGAGCTGGTCAACATGGTGGGACACTACGTGCCCGCGGCGCAGTTGAAGCGCGTAACAGAGTGCGACATACGTCAACCGGCTGCTCAACGGGGCACCGGCTGGCAGAACTACAACATCTCCTCCACTTGCCCCAATTAACCAAATAAAATGTAGCGTTTAATGTAAAAACAGACACCCCCCCCACACCCCCTTCCAACTCCCAACACTACAATGAACACATGGATCTGGGGACCGCCTACCTGGAAGGTGCTGCACACCCTGTCCTTTTCGCCGCGGTGCGCGGAGTACGCGACGGAAGTCTCGACGTTTCTGTTTGCTTTAGGCCACGTGCTGCCGTGCGTGTTTTGCCGCGACTCGTACAACGACTATGCGCGGCAACTCGAAGAAATATCCGTCATGTCGCTGCGAGACACCATACGCGCGTCCGCACTAAGCAGCTGGATGTACAAGCTGCACGAAATGGTCAACGACAAGCTGAACTACCAGGCGCTGAACGAGCTGCACGTCGACCCGTCGATGATCACGCTGCTGCACAAACGCCAGATTTCGCTACAGTGTCTGACGAAGCGGTTCATTGTTCGCCCCATTGCGTTCTGCGACGGCGATGTGTGGGACATGTTGAAATACTTTGCACTCAATATGGATAACCGCATAGAGAAAGGAGATGTGCGGCGGGAGCACCCGGACCTTATCGGGTGGTACACTTTTATACAACTGCTCCCGCTCATGATCACCATTGCGGGGGGATCGCCTAGTCTAGTGCGCCGCCTGAGCATGTTGCCGCCGCTCATGCTGGCACGCGAACGCCCCTTTTTTGACATTGTCGGACAAAATTGCTGCTCCACGCCGCACAGCGATGACGTGTACAAGCTGGCCATGGCGCGGGAGTGCAAGGACGGATCATGCAAGTAGATTTCTTCGTTTTGAAAACAGCGCCGAAAGCAGTAGCGCTGCACAAATGAAGACAATGACGATGAACAGTATGTCTACAAGGTAAGTCGCGTCCGCGTGTGCGCCCGTGTGTGCCGTGAACATGTGTCTAAGTTTTTGTGGCAGTTTACCGTGTTTGGGAGCCCCCGCCTTGGTCCCAACGTCGTGTAAGCCCTTGGACGCGCCGTGGTTGAGCGTGAGCACCGTTTTGGGTTTGTTTTTTGTCTTGACTTTTTTACTTGCGGTTAGGAGGTAGACAGGAACCGTGTCGGGTGCGTGTTCGTCGCGGGCCGTCTGCTTCTGTTTCTGCTGCCGACTCAGAAAGCCGAAGAGTTTGTGTGTGGAGATGCGCGGGTCTTCCACGCTGATGTGTAAACTCCCACATCCAAGCGCTGGTTCAACAATCCAGTGGTCTTGTGTGTACCCGACGATGGCTGCGACCCTACATACAAAAGGACTGGCGGCGGGTGCGGTTACAGGTAAACACATTTCGAGTTCGCGCGTGTTTAAAAAAGCGATTAGCTCGCAATCGACATGGAGCGTACACAAAAGTGCACCACGGCTGACGAGCTCTTGTTTGATGTCGTGTATCGGGCTGTTCACCAGCGCGTACGACACGAGCACCCCCCCGTCGGTGTACGACGACCGCACCAAAGTCTCCAGTGATGTGATTTGTGTTCCATTTTTTGTGACAGGTGTGGTAGTTGTTGTAGACGTGGGTGATAATGGTGGTAGTATCATCTCTCGTTTTACTTTTTCGCCGTTGATGCGTGATGCAATGACGGATTCCACGATGTTGGTTGAGTTTCGGATATCGATGGCGGGCGGTGGCCACGGAAAATGGTCGGCACAGTTCCACGTGTTGGTGTTTGTGTTGGTGGGTCTGGCACCCCGCGGTTTTAGAAAAGCCGGTACATCGTCAATAACCGTGTCGTGCGATATTGACGTGTCGGCCAAGACCGTGTTACCTAGCTCGGTATGAAGCACCACAGACATTATTATATTGGACGGCTTTACAACCTTATACTAAAAAAAGTAACCTTTTGGGTATACACTCAAACGTAGTACTAAATATTATATACGCAGTGAATAAACAATATCTCCATGACGTCGTCGTCACCTTTATTTTATGTCTTGCACGACGTCAATGCAAACACGTACTCACGTACGCTCATCCCCAACGACAACATACAAAATCTTCACACCTTGTTCGAAGTCCGCCCGCGGTGGTTTAACCGTACCAAAACGGCATGTGATCGCATTGGAGTTACGATGATCAGTTTTAAAGACGCGACGCCACACACTGAAATGGTCTCTTTGCGTCACGCAAACAAACGCGTACAACGCGCCGTCAAATGCATCGACGAGGATTTTCTAAAGTCACTTAGCGGCGGTGGTAAACGTAAAAAAAAAAGTGTTTTTCCGAGTTACAATACCATCAGTACCATGGCAAAAGGAGTCCTTGTGGGAGTCGCAGTAGAGAAATACGGAAAAACAGCGTATAATCTATATATAAATAAAGATCAAAAAGCTGTAGACGAACAAAACAAAACTTGTTTAAAGGACTTAATGACAGCTTTTGGAGATCAAAATGTTTTGAACGGGTATAATAATTATACTATACCACAAATTAGAAAGGCGTGTGAACCTTTGCAACAACAGCAACAACAGTCATTTAAATTTCCAAAAACATTGATAGGAGGAAGAGGAATATTTTCGTTTGATAAAAACCATATAATAAAAGAACAAAAAGGGAGTTGCTCCGAGTTTATCAATGAAATCACATGTTTATATATTCTAAAAGACTATAATATAACCCGTAAAATAATAGATTCTTACGTTTGCATGACATCAACGGCGCTTAATAGCAAAGTAACATACGCGTTTCTTGTAACAAATCTTGTAAAACAGATCGCTACATTAGATACTACACTTCTTGATTTTATTAAAAAGGAAAATATAACAGCACAAAAACGAAATGATATTGTCAGTACACTTCACAAAATATTTGAGACATTAAAAAGTAGTTTTATACACCATACAAATTTAAAGTTAAATAACTTTATTGTAGATGAACATTGCAACACGATATGGGTCGATAGCTTTCGAGGAGCTCAACACAACAAAGCGATAAACTTTAATAACAATTTATTATTATTTATAGAACAAAACCAGGACACTGATGAACAATCTAAAGTGTCTATACTAATGACTGAGTTCAAAGATTCATTAACTACGTCATTCACGAATTTAAAATAATAAAGATATCAAATTCCAACATCTTCATTGCCAGTTGGATGGAAGGTGGCCCGCACAAGTGGTTCCTATCCATATGTTTTTGCCCTTGAGACTGCGACCGCACGGCGCGCACTTGCCCGTCAACCGCGCGTGCTTCTTCAATGTTTCGGTGACGTTGCTTTCGCTGGCGATGAAAATGTCCAGCACGTCACGTGTCTGTGACGACGAGTCCCGCAACAACACTACTGGTGGCGTTGCAACATTTTGCGTCCACGACACTACCACGTGAGCGCCAGCAATCGTGTTGGGCCATTTCGCGGCTCTTGTGGACGACGAGCACACGCCGTGCACCGCCAGACAGTGGTTCTGCACAATGTCGCCGAGCGCCTGTCGACCCCGACCCGCCAGCCCGCCGCACCGCGAATTCTGGTAGAACAAAGTAAACCCGTCAGCAGTGTTGCTCGTTTGAGTCGGCGTGACGTTCGAGTCGTCGTGCATCTTGGTGGCGATGCGGATGGACACGACGCGCGCATCTTCGCGTCGCTCGTTCAAACTCTTTAATAAATTAGACATGTACAGCCTCCAATTGATAAAAGTGGCGTCACACGGCGTGGACACCACTCCGTGAAACAGCGCCGAGGTCAAATGCTGATGCTTCGCCGCGATGGCGCACCGGAGGTTGTGCAGCACCGCACACACAAACTCGTATTTGTCATCGGCGGACAGTTCGGCGCGCGCCACCATCTGCTCACAAAACGCATCCAGCTCGTCGTGGTGCAGTAGCGAGTTGCACACACTGGACACGCGAGCACACGGGTGTGTCGGGTCGAGGGTGACGACGCCGCTGTCGCGCAACTCATCCATGAGCCGCTGGGTGTGCGTGACCTCGAACGCCTCCACGCCGCGCAGTGCCCGATACAGTGTTTTCTTCTGTTGACGCAGGTCTTCGCGCAGGCTCTCCATACCCACCAGCATCGCGGCGCCGCGGTGCGTGGTGTGCACATCCATCGCCGTGAACTCGCGCCTGTAATTCTTCTGGTGTTTGGAGCTCCTGTAAAACGCGCGCGGGGGCAGGGCGTGCACCGCATCATCTTGCAGCAGCAGCACATCGAACGCAAACATGTCCAGCAGCCGAAAGTCCAGACAGTTGAGCACGCGCATGACTTGTTTTTTCTTGCTGCCGCCGCAGCCCAGTGCGCTGGACACAATATCGTCTGTTCGCATCAACTCGTACTGTTTGGTGTGCAGTAAGAAGTCGTCCAGCAGAATTTGGCGCTCTTCGATGGAGTACTGGGCCACCGCCGAGGTGAGCTGCACGTAAACGTTTCGGTACGCCGTGTAGGCATGCAGCACTTGACGCAGCAGGTGCGAGTACGAGTCGTACACCGGCGAACACGGTGCCTGCCAGTCCATGTTGTTCGCCCGCCGCGTCTCCTGTCTGGTTACCGCTAGCTGCTCAATCTTGGCATTGGTCTGTACATGTTGCAGCAGCGGGAACATCGGCAGCCGCTTGATTTGCTGGAGGAAAAACAAGGGCATGCGAGCCATTTGTGGTGCAAGTGCAGAGATATCGCCGCACGAGTACGAGTACTCGAAAATTAGAGTGGTCACATCTTGCGGCAGTTGTTCGAGGGCGCATCTTCGCCGACCGAGGGTGTCGTTTCGCGGTGGAGCAACATGAGGAGGCATGGCAATATGAGGAGGCATGGCAACATGAGGAGGCATTAGATGTGTCGCATAATATTTACTCTTTTTGAGTGCCGATGCCCGTGGAGCCTCTGGCGCCGCTGGACGGGCCCGTTTCCGAGCAGATGAGCAGTAGTGGTTTTCATTGCATTCCACGGAGAGACACACACTGCCGAGACTCGTGTGCGCGCCGTGCCGCCGCCGCCACGACAATAAGTGATCCAGTTCAACTTTTTTTGCCGTGGTCAACGTGTCCATACGCAAATGCTTTTCCTGGGCGTGTGCAGGTAGGCGGTCTGGCGCCACCAGTTCAGCAATGCGCGCCCGCATGTACCCCGCTGCCGGGTACGACTGTTTGTCTCGTACCTGCACCAGTGCATTTTCTTGTTTGATAATATCGAATTCGGTTGCCAGTACCGTTTTACACTGCAGCCGCCGGGTCGACGCTTCTAGATTGCGCGACAGTATCCACAACGTGTGTCCCAACCCGTTGACGCCCTCGCGACTTAAAAACAGAAACAAGTCATGCTTCGTGCGGGTCAGCGCGTACGGTTGCAGCAAGTACATCCATGGCGCATCCCCGCCGTGGGTTTTCACGATGAAATAAGCGATGAGTGTTTTTTTAATGGTTGTGTTACCCAAACTGTACACGAACGGCTTGAGGGACACGAAATCGTTAATTGTGTCCATCACAGTGTACGGGAAGGTAAACGTCATTAGCGCTTTTAGCTTAATGAGTTGAAATTCATAATTTAAACAAATTTTTTAATTCTTCTGTATGTGATAAATATATTTGGTAACCCCCCTTGACGTCATCAATACACCATGAATATCATGTCACTTGATGCGGCGTACGGCAACGGGACCATTAACGACATGCACACTAATGACCCCACTAACAATGGTAGCGAGGATGATACGGTCGTGACAAACAAAATTAAACCCATGCAACAACTTGCCGACAGTGAGCTCAATTTACAAAACAAGAACACCGTTACGGGCTTTTCCAAATTACCACCACTACCGTCCGTACAACAACCACGCGCACCGCCCCAGTCGCCGCAGCAATACCAACAACCGCACCCCCAGCAATACCAACAACCGCACCCCCAGCAATACCAACAGCCACACCCCCAGCAATACCAACAACCGCAGCAACCACATCCACAACAACCACATCCGCAGCAACCACATCCACAACAACCACATCCGCAGCAACCACATCCACAACAACCACATCCACAGCAACCACACCCACAGCAACTACACCCACAGCAACCACCACACCCACACGCGCAACATCCACAACAACCACATCCACAACAACCACAGCAACCACCCCCACAGCAACCACATCCACAGCAGCAACCGCATCGGCAACACCCACAGCAACCACATCCACAACATCCACAGTACCCGCCGCCGCAACAACAACTGCCGCGGCGACAACCACCTGTACCGTTACACCCGCAGGCGGATGCAACAAACACACAACCACGAGGGGCAAGCGGGAGAAGCAGCGACCAGCGGTTTGTACGTTACGACTCGGAGGTCAAAGACGAAGAGTTTGTAATGGAAAAACGGGTGACGTTAAAAAAGGGTCTGAACACGGAGAAGAACAAACGTATATTGTTTTTTGTTGTAATCGGGTTATTCATGGCGGCGGGTATTATTTTAGCTGTTTGTGTTTCCCGAAAAAAAACCAAGAAAAATGGAGGTTTGAAAACTAGCGCCGGACAACAACCGCCCGTGCCAACATTTATTGGGGGCGGCAGCGGGGTTCCCGTTGCAAAATGGAGTGACAGTGTAAGTATGTTTCTTAACGAAAAGTAAGTTCTAACGAATAAAATATGATCCATAAGGTAAATGAATAAAACAGTGCAATCACACGTGAGCGCGCATCGACAACATCGTGGAACGTCGCGACAATCGCGCCAACATCGTAAAGGCTCGCGCCAACATCGTGGAGTGTCACGACAGTCGCGCCAACATCGTGGAGTGTCACGACAGTCGCGCCAACATCGTGGAGTGTCACGACAGTCGCGCCAACATCGTGGAGTGTCACGACAGTCGCGCCAACATCGTGGAGTGTCACAAAAACCCCGGAAACGGTCGGAACATAAAATTCGCGCAGGCGCAGGCGCAGCACCCGAAGAAAGCAAGGTTATTGCAAAAGGTGGAGTAGGGTGTGTTGTAAAACCTGCGTTACCCTGTTTTGGTAATGCGAGACGACATAACTTTGTTACAAAAGTGGGCAGGAAAGAAGCATCTACAAACGAATGGAACAAGTATGAGATAATTCGACCACAACTAGAATCTATTACTAACCATGAAAAGTACTTTCAAGCACCTGTTGAAATGTGCGATTTAGATATTACTGCCAGCGAATTGAGTAATTTAACGAACGACTGTAGGCATCTACTACAAAATAATTCAAATAAACTGCTCAACAAAGAAGAGTGGACTGGTCTGCAAATTGGTTATGGTGGGCCCACCATTCAAGATCACACAACACGTGGCGATATTCCATTTGGAAATTTTCACTTATCAATGCTTGACCTGCTGGAAAATGGAATCGTGCAGCTAAACGAAAAAGGGATAAATCATAATGATATAAAACCAAATAATGTTGTGTACGATGGCACGCATGTTCGCCTCATCGACTGGGACCAAGTGATACACCGTCGAAATAGGAACTACATCCGTAGGAAATGTCAAACGGCATGGCAAGTACCCATTGCATACTCGCTTATGAACGACACTTCACTCCAAATAATACAAAGAAACACGGATTCAAAAGAAGTGTTAGCGCAAAACCTTACAGACATATGTACACCTAATAGTAAACAATTAGAAACAGCAGCTGCAACGTACGCGGGTGAAGCACAAACGATGGAAGACCGTAATCTAGCCCAAATGACGGCAGTTGTTGAAAAATTTTATACCTCGTCACCCCCAAAGTTTAGGAAAGAAGAATACCAGGAATTACTGCGTAAAAACCTAGACATTTATGGCTGGCTACTTATAAACAATTACTGTTGGGCCAACTTTAGTACTATATTCTCTAATAAAGACCAACAAAAAAACAGTGATTCTTTTCACACTGCCGCCAAAGAATTTTTAATGGAATATATGTATACGCCTAGCGTGCTTGTAGAACCCTATAACATAGAAGAGATGATTGCAGAGTATCGCGTTTTTACTGGACTCCCTCACGAAGGCACCTATTTTCAATCGACTAATCGGATCGCAAACCTACGATTTGATGAATCAAGCAGCGTCGAAGCGCCGTTAACATACGCGTGGTATTATAATAACGAACGAAAAGGTACTTTAAAATGTTACAAGTGCGCGATACCGGAATGTGCCACTACATCTTGTTTAACATTACCCGTATGCATGTCCCATCTATCCACCACGTACGGCGTTGAAATCAGGCCCACAACATTACTACGTAGGGATGCACAAACATACAACCTAATCTTAATGAACTTTAATGGTCTTTTCGCCCTGAAAGCATTTAAAAGTGGCGATTTTATTCTGCCGTATATTGGGAAAAAGTTAACACAAGATCAACTAAATGCTTTATATTCGGGTAAAGAAGTTGGGCCATATGTTACCGAAGGAACAGATTGTTATTACGACTCGGCGGAGATTAGAGGCGCGGGGAGTTGGGCCAACACGTGCGCACGCAACCAAAAAGTCCGTAAACTTAGAAAACATAATGGTGGCGAAAGAATGTCAGATGTCACTGGTGTAAAAAACGCAGAATTGCAGAGTTACGTTAACCACCCCGATGCATATCCCAACATAATCGCAACAATGGATATTGCAATCGGCGACGAAATATTATTAGACTACGGCGAAGAGTACTATAAAAGCGACAGCATACATCGCCTGCACAGCACCAAGTGTGACGTGTGTGTGGCTGATGAATAATACTTAATTTATTCTCTGGAAGTAATATACAAATGCGACGCCAAGGAGGTGGTGCTGATAAAAGCCGGCTGCACTACGCCACACTGTCCACGTACAATGATGATTACGCAGGTGAAGAAGAAAACGACAACTACATGGAGCAACAACCGCTTGTCTACTTCTCGCCGAATGCTCCGGTGGATGATGAGCTGGCGCCGGTGAAACCACGAGCAACGCCGTACACCGAGTACCCGTTACGCTGCAGTGTGGATTATGCGGCGGGTACAATCCGGTGCATCAACAACGAGAGTCGGGGCGGTCTGTACCGTAACACCAGTATTGCGGCGCCCCCGCCAGTTGTGGTGTACCCCTTACGCGAGGTGCAGGCGTCGTCCAGACCTGGTGGTGTGGGTGGCGCGTCGCTGTTCTCGCCGTCGTTCCCCGTGCCACAGGAGAATTTTAACTACGTCGTGGGCCGTAACGTAATTCCCCAACGCGCGGACTCGCCGCTGAACCGCATCCTGTCTCGCCAAGCGCTAGGGCCGTGGCAGCTGGTGGGTGCGGCCATCACGGATAAGCCAGGCGACACGGCGAGTAAGGACCGCACGATGCTGGTGTACGCGCAAAGTGTGGACTCGGCCCGGAACAGGTACAACTACCGAATCGTGGACAACAACAGCGTGCCGATCGACATTGGTGAAAAGATTGCTTGGAAAGACGACCACGCACCACTGCACGTGCCCGGCTATCCGAACAAGTACCGGCTGAAGCTGTACGGTACCTTCCGCGACTAACTAAATAAACACACAACTTTCAAACTGGGATGGTGGAAAATGATGTCCGACGCATCACTTTATTCAACAACAGGACTGAAAAGACGCGGCGCGGGTTCCGCCAAGTCGGGCTCTATATTCATGGCCGGGATTTCCAGCCCTTTTTCTTCAAAACCCTTTTCGAAGACGGCAACTTGTGTGCGCGAGGTGCGCGCGTGTTTCATGATGTTGTTGAGCTCCTCGTTGCGGTACAGCTGCGGCACCTTGTCGGACGAGATGAGGTGCGGGTACGCCCATTCGTACATTGTGATGATGGCCAGATCGTGCTCCTTCAACTCTTTGGACGCCACCTTTTTGCAGTACAGCAGCGCTTCGCTCTCGGTGTCAAAGGCGGCCCACACACATACGCCCGGTTCGATGTTGGGCGACTTGGCGAGCATCGCCTCGTAATCCTGCATCACGGAGACGACGGCGTACTTCTGGTTGCGCACGTCTGCTTCGCGCACCACGGGCGGCACGGGAACTCCGCCGACTTGTAGTTCGTGCGACTTTTCGGTCCAGCACTCGTCTTCGCTTTCGGGGCATGTACTGACCGGCGGCAGCAACGGCACCATCGACGTTTTTTCGATCGCGCGTGGTTCCATCGAGGGGTGTTCGATCGCGACCGGCTCCAGTCGCGAAAAGTCGCTGATTTCCGTACACTCTTTGGATTCTTCGACGCCGCCTTCGTCCTCGCCGCTGCCGCACTGCCCCTCTTTGGATTCTTCGACGCCGCCCTCGTCCTCGCCGCACTGCCCCTCTTTGGATTCTTCGACGCCGCCCTCGTCCTCGCCGCTGCCGCACTGCCCCATTAGTGCCGCTTGGAGGTGGTCGAGCGATGCTGGCTTTCTATCTCGCGTCAACTCCTGTTTGTGCAGTAAGAACTCCTCGGTGGTTTCTTGGATGATCTGTTTGTGTGTCTCCAAATTCCTGTTCACCTTTTCCAGATGCGGCGTTAAATCGGTAATCATGTCTACGGGTATGGTATACCATGCGTGCGTGGAACTAATACGCAGCGAGCACGAGGAGCGCGGGTCAGCCGCTACAATGCGGGCGCCATGGGCGGATGCATCTTCCACGGACGCAAACAGGCCCAGCAGTCGAAAACACGGCTTCAAGGACTTGGGGTGCAGGTTTAAGTTGGCCGTGTTCCATAAAAAAACACGTTGGTCGTCGGCTAAAAACGCACGCGTGTAGTCCGTGGGGTCATCCAGGGTGGAGGCGCCGCCTGTCAACGTTGCTTCACGGCGACGCATGCTCTCCCCCGCCAAGCCGCCATTATTCCCTTGTTTTAAATCCGACTCAAACCCTCGACCACTCATCCGTTTTTTATTTGTAAGCCCTTTATTATAAATTATAATGTATCAATATAAACAAAAACAAACGCAAGCAATGGAACGTTATCCAGCGATGAACGTCGATGAGGGCATACGCATCGGATCACATGGACTGACCATAGACGATCAACAACAACTTATACACGAATTATACGCACACCAGCAAACGCAGCAACGCCCGCAGCCGCAACCACACCAGCAAATGCAGCAACGCCTGCAGCCACAACCACACCAACAAATGCAGCAACGCTCGCAACCACAACCACACCAGCAAATGCAGCAACGCTCGCAGCCGCAACCACACCAACAAATGCAGCAACCACACCAACAAATGCAGCAACCACGAG